TTAACACCGTTGTTCCTTGCCCACTCCAACCAGCCCTTGGGGTCACTCTCCATTAGCCAATGTTGAGCGAACCTGTTCGACGCGCCGGGAGACATTTTTGACATAGAGCCAATGTCAGTAGCACGGTTGCTTGCAGCAATAAGTAGGACATTTGCTGGCAAAGTATAAGAGCCAACACGCCCCTCGTTAATCAATTGCATGACCGACTGTTGGATTGTGTTGCTCGACGGCTGTCCAATCTCGTCCAAGAAAAGAATGCACAACTCGTCACCGTGGAAGTCCCTTCCCTCTCTCGGCAAATCGTCAGGCTTAAAGTAAGCGGTATGCTCACCGTCAACTCTTGGTATGCCAAGTAAGTCAGGCAAATTGCGCTGGGACATTTTGTAGTTGATCACTTTCTCGTTGACCTTGACTCCCGCTGCTCGAAGTATCGCGGGCAATCCCTCGACGACTGCGCTCTTTGCTACGCCGTATGTACCCCAAACTATGTTAGGGCCAAGGTTGCCTCGGAGTACCGAGTAAGCGATATGAGTCTGAAGTTCAAGAACTGAGACAGATGGTATGTTTAGAGTATTACTCTTCATAAGGTTTTTCCTATTAAGGTTTAGTTTAGAAACAACAATGAACACTAGTTAAATGATCATTGGTGTGCCTAAGCACTAGGTAGTTTTTTCTGGTATTCACCAGCCCGGTCTACCTACTAAGCATTGTTGCCAACCGGGGAACTGTGTATCGCTTTACGCCGAAGGTGCGTCGGACTTCTACCGAAGGTCTTGGCTTCCAACCTAGGCCATTCCTGACCAAACCTATTATGATCTTGGGTGAGTAAACCGTTAGTGTGATGCCCTCTGAAAACCTCCTTATTTAGCGAAAAATAAAGAAATTATCGTCTATTTGCCCGCTATTGTCTACTTACTATTTGCTAGATATTAGACGTTATTTAAGTCATTTATATGATGGTTTTGGTTGGCTATTGGTGCGGCTGCAGCGGGAGCGGTTGTCACTGTTAAATTGCAGATATCAGGAATTTTTGGCGGTTTGGTGAAAAAATGACCTCCTGTATTCGCGTCTAAGCGATTTTAAGAGGTAACCCTTTATGATGTATCCTCGAAAAATAACGGCCCTGAGTCACTATGATGGTCTGCTCTATTAGATAGCTCTAAGTTCTATAAGTACTCTAAGTAATGCTCGTCATGGTATCTGTCCGGCAGCCTTCACTCAGGCACAGACTAGTTTTATTCACTGTTAAATAGCATTGTGTCGGCGTTATTGTTGCTGCGCTATTGTGTGAATAGTAGGTGTGTTTTTGTTGTCTTGTTAGTGTCTGTATTATTTGTGGTATGAAGGATAAAAAAGGAAAGTTAACAGACCGCCAGCGATTGTTCTGCTACGAAGTGGTTGGTAAGCGACAATCCTTGGCCGACGCCTACAGAGCGGTTTATTCGACTGATGGTTGGACTGATAATGCAATAAGAGTAGAGGCAAGTAGGACAATGGCTTTGCCTAATGTTTCCCTAATGGTAGAAAAGCTAAAAGGGGACTTTGACAAACTCCGCAAGGCTCAGACTCTCTCGGATTCAGAACTAGCATTGTCAAAGCTTAGGCACTTTGTCGAGCATGGAACTGCAGAGGATAGCACCAAGCTTAGGGCGACCGAGATACTAGCAAGGGCCAGCGGTCTATTCGTAGACAAGATTCAGACCGAGACTATTAGCCGTGACTCGACCGAGGTAGCAGCGGAACTCGAAGACAAGCTAAACCGGATTATCGGCGCTCGAACAGCCAGCGACCCGGAGCCTGACCCGGAAAATTCCACTGGTGATTTGCCAGCCAACGAGAGTCTCCACTGACCAGCAACCGACCTATCCACGCCCCGCACCCCCCTAAAACGCAAACGGCCCGACCTATACTATGTATAGTGATTCACACAAATAATTAGCATTTTTCAGCTAATAACCAATATATACAATCCTGTTTTACCTTTTATTCCTAGGAAAAGGGGTAGGAGTCCCAGCCTAAAAAAAATTTTTTTAAAAATTTCAGAATGTTATTGCTTTAAACTTGTCAATAGAGTACGTTTGATAAACTAGATATAGTTTCCTCTAGGAATATCCTAGATAGGAAAGTCCTAGAGGTAGATTCCTGATTTTTTATTTAATGAGAATTCCTGTACAGGAATATTCCTAGGGAAATATGCCTTTATCTAAGATAATAGATCCTGATCTCTTAAAGAATGTTTACTCGTTGCCAGAGGAAGAACAAAAAGAGATCCTCAAGCTTATAGAAGAATACGAAGATGCGGAGTCTAAAGAAGCCGCGATTGACACTTACATAGGCTTTGTTAAGCGTGTTTGGCCTGCTTTTATCGAGGGCAGGCATCACAAGATCATGGCAGATGCTTTTGAGCGCGTGGCGAGCGGTGAATTAAAACGTTTAATCGTTAATATGCCGCCAAGACATACTAAGTCTGAGTTTGCCTCATACCTCCTTCCTGCATGGTTTTTAGGTAAGTTCCCAGAAAAGAAAATAATACAAACAGCTCACACCGCAGAATTAAGCGTAGGGTTTGGGCGAAAAGTTAGAAACTTGGTGGATAGCGATGATTTTAAGTCGTTATTCCCTTCGGTTGCTTTAAGGGCCGACTCCAAGGCCGCTGGTCGCTGGAGTACCAACAAGGGTGGTGAATACTTCGCTATCGGTGTTGGGGGTGCTGTAACAGGAAAAGGCGCTGACCTCCTTATAATCGACGACCCACATTCTGAGCAAGAGGGGCAAAGCGCAGACCCGTCAGTATTTGACAAGGTCTATGAATGGTACACATCAGGCCCAAGGCAACGTTTACAGCCCGGAGGAGCCATCGTCATGGTAATGACTAGGTGGCACAAAAGGGATTTGACGGGACAGATAATTAAATCATCCGTACAACGTGCTGGAACTGATGAATGGGAAGTCATAGAGTTTCCTGCAATTATGCCTTCAGGAAAAGCGTTATGGCCTGAGTTCTGGTCGATAGAAGAGTTAACTTCGTTAAAAAACGAACTACCCTCTCCTAAATGGAACGCACAGTATCAACAAAACCCATCTTCCGAAGAAGGCGCTTTAGTTAAAAGGGAATGGTGGAAAGAATGGGAGGATGATGCTCCCCCTCCTTGTGAGTTTATTATACAGTCATGGGATACGGCATTTCTTAAAACCCAGCGAGCTGACTTCTCTGCCTGCACTACATGGGGTGTGTTTTACAGGTCTGATGACGAGGGACTCCAACAACCAAACATAATACTTCTGGATGCTTA